AGGTAGAGCAACGGGGGGTGAGCAACGGTAGAGCGACGGGTGAGCGGATCATTCGGACGTGCTCCGGCGGAAACTGACCCGGGGGCTGTGAGATAGAAACTTCGACGGCGGGTTTCCTGCCGCCCGGAAACCGTCAGCCGGAGCCTGGGAGCGATACGTTCTTGACGCGGCACTTGCCGCGCTCGCCCCACTCGATCAGCCCGCAGTTGTCGAGCTTCTTTAGTCTGCCGTGCGGGATCGCCTTTCGGTGATCGCCCCACTCTGGCCCAATAGCATCAAGGTCGGCTCGCATTTCATCCGTGATGAGTGGCGGCACGCTCAGCCGCTTCGCCGCCTCTTCGAGCGATTCCACGTTGTCACCGTCAACCTGATACTGGATTGTGGTCGCCCTGGCCTTCCGATCGTGCTTGTCGACGCGCTGCAAACGTGGGTGCTCGTTGCAGACCAGCACCCACCCGTAGAACGCTTCGCCGCCGTTCAGATGGATCGTCTTGCGCATGGTGCACTGCTTCAGGTCTAGCACGTCCATCAGCCTCTCCTATTTCCCGTTAATTGTTGAGCTTGATGCCGATCACGTCGCGCATCGCTGGCGACAACTCTTTCGCGATGGCTTGCCCTGACGGCGAGCGCGCCCACTCATCGCTTTCCTCTTTCGAGGCGTCGAACTCGCCATCTGCGACGCGGGCGGCCAATTCATGCAGACCGTAGCGCCGGCAGAGCTTGTAAAGCTCGGTGATCGGACACGCGTGCGCATCGCCATAGTCGGCGAACTCGCCGGCCGCCGCTCGCGCGAGCAGTTTGTCGTGCTTGCCGTCCGTGTTGTACCCGGAGATGGCCGCCGCTAGTCGATCCGCTGTGGCTTTAGTTGCCGGTCCCATCGATCACTCCATCGGTTCATAGTTGGCGTCAGCATCGTCGAGGCCGCAGTCGCCACGCATCTTGTGCCGGTCGCAGAACGCGCGGTACTCAATCACGTCTTTCATCCATTTCTGCTCAATCACATTCCCGTCGCGGCCGTAGCGCTTTTTCAGACGCAACTTGGTAGTCCAGGGCTCGCAGCACCCCTCTTGGTCGCAGAAGTCGCCGAGCGTGTTTGGCGTGTCGATTTCGCCGTTCTCTCGCCCGGACACAAGGAACCAATCGACGAAGCGTGCCGCCATACCAACGTCGCGCGCGCCCTTCGACCCGACCACAACGCCCTTTTTGTAAAAGTCGATGCGGGCGCTGATGCGCCATTCGTCGCCGGACATTTCGCTTTCTTTCCAGCGCGGCACAGTGACGATGCGGATTTCATCAACGAATTGGCCGTCAGGCCGTGACGCTCTGGTTTCTTTTCCGGCCACCGCTTCGCTTGCCATCTCAGTCTCCTATTTGCCATTGACCGACCGCGCGATTGCGATCAACACGTCTCGAAACTCAATCGGCGTGGCATTGCGGATTTTCGTTTTGTCTTTACCGCCCACCATCGCCGTCATGCCGATGCGCCGTGCCTTGGCGTAGCCGTAGCGAGCGAGCGCGACGGGGTGCAACCGCTGCTCACCTTTGGACCAGTTTAGGTCAGGCAGCCGGTCACGCGTGACGCCGTGCACGTAGAGCCATGTCGGTTTGCGGCTCATGTGCCCGTAGTGACCCTGCTCGACGTAGCACGTCCATCCGCCGCCGCCGACGATGCCGCGCCCGAGGTCCATCTTGACGGCGCCGATCGCCACGATGACCGATCCCGGCCGGTTGCCGAAGGTTTCCAAGTCTAGCATCACATCGCGCATCACGCGGCCTCCCCGTGTTTTGGGATCGCGTCGACGGCGGCGATCCCCTCGCCGATCCAGCGCATGACCGGGACGGCCATGGAATTGCCGAGGGCCTTGTAGCGGGGCCCGTCCGGGTCCTTGACGCGCCACACGTTGCCGCGCAGGCGCAGCGGCAATCCGAGCGCCCGCAGCTCGTCGAGATCCTCGTTTGCGTCGACGCCGCGCCAGCCGCCCTTGCTCGCGCCGGGAACCAGCGTGTAGCCGTCCGGGAAGCCCTGCAGGCGCTCGCACTCCGTCGGCGTCAGCCGGCGCACGCGCCAGTTCTGGACTATCCCGATGCTCGTCCCGTCGGTGTCCAGGGGATGCGTGACGGGGCCACTGTCCGGGTCCTGGCGTGCGTGGAAGGCCAGCGTCGGTGCTCTCGCTCCCGCCGCGAGCGGGTGGCAAGGATCGCCCGGCTGGGGGTTGCAGCGGTTTGCAACCGAGGTGATCTGCGTTTCGTCGAAGGCGATGGGCAGCAGCCGCCCGCCGTAAGCGTCCTGCACCGTGCCGCCGCGATCCCCGGCGCAGTCGAGCGTTCCGGCCAGCACCGGCACCAGCGGCGTGCCGCGCCCCGTGCCATCCTCCGAGGCATCGAAGCCGCCTCCGCGAAGTGAGTGCGCCAGCGGCAGGTCCTCGCCCGAGAGCACCAGAGTCTCGCTCTCGAAGTCCATCCGTCCTGCCCCCCCCTTGGCGTTGAGGGCAGCGGCCGTGTCGATGGCGCCGGAGGTGTTGTTGCCGCCGAAGGCTACGAGGTTGCCGTTGGCTCCCGCTTGCCGGCTACCGTTTCCAGCGCGCGTCGTAACAGCGTTGGCAGCGTCTTTCCCCGCTTCGCGGCGCGGCGCAGGATGCCCAGACAAGCTCTCCGGCTCAAAAAGTACCGCTGCGGCACGGCGCCAGCTTCCAAGGTGTCCGACAACGAACACACGCTTGCGGCGCTGGGCCAGTCCGAAATACTGAGCGTCAAGAACTCGGTAGGCGAACCCATACCCGAGCTCTGCCAGCCCTCCGAGGAAGGCACCAAAATCCCGTCCCTTGTTCGACGACAGAACACCGGGGACGTTCTCCCAAACCATCCAGCGGGGGCGGTAGCGGTCAAGAATACCAAGATAGACGAGGGCGAGGTTTCCACGAGGGTCCGCCAGCCCCTTGCGGAGCCCGGCGACGCTGAAGGACTGGCACGGAGTGCCTCCGACGAGAACATCGATAGCTGCATCCGGCCAGTCCCTGAATCTGGTCATGTCGCCCCAGTTGGGCGTCTCTGGATAGTGATGTGTGAGGACTGCGCATGGGAATGGCTCGATCTCGCTGAAAGCGACTGCATGCCAGCCCAGAGGGTGCCACGCCGACGATGCGGCCTCGATGCCGGAGCAGACCGAGAGGAACCTCATGCGGCCTCCTACATTCCGTTAAGTGTAAATCAATCTGAGTTTCGGCTTCACGCCAGCAGCCTTCGCAGTCTGACAGTTCTTCGCTTCCTTGGCGGTTTGGCATGGACCTCCGGGCACGACGATGTCGCAGCGCTCGCACGTGTACTGACCGAGCACTTCGTTGCCGCTCTCAACCCAGAGGTCGCCGTTCCATGTGAGGTTGGCGACGACGTACTCCGTGCCCTTCGGACGGCGCTCGACCAACTCCTTGAGAAACTGCACGACGCCAGCGTTGGTCTGCGGCGGGTCTTTCTTTTCAGGGATGCGCCCTGGCTCTTTGACGATGATCCACACACGCACGACGGTTCGCTGTTCGTGCCCTTCGAACGGGCGATTAATCTCAACCGTCGTTTTCATCACGTCGCCTCCATTTAGCTCTTGCCGCTCTTGCGGCGTTTGATCCGATCGCGGCCGGAGCCGCCTAGCTTGTGTGTCAACTGCTGCACTGACACCGTGCGCCAGCGCGTGGCGCCGCGCTTCTCTGCTTCGGCGCGGATCATATCGCAGGCGGCATGGTTTGTCGGAACGCGAAGTGAGGTCCAGATAGGTAGCATCCACGCAATTTCATCGGCCGTTGGCTGGTTTGGAGGCCGGCCGGTTTTGCCTGACGTGGTCGCGTCATGGTCCAACGTGGCCTCTATAAAATCATCGCGCGCCTTGGGTACGCGAGTGTGGTGGCCGCTCAGGGTCTCTATTGTCGCGCCGCGCTTCTCCAGGTCATGCAGCCCTGCGAACAGCCGTCGCCGCGGCGTCACGCCATCGCGTGGCGGATGCATGATCACCCGGCCATCAACCACCATGACAATGTCTCCCCGCCGAACAGCTTTCAGAAGCCATTGCCAATCG